AAGATTATTCTTTTCCGGGTAATACCGTATTAGAGTTTCCGTTGAATGGAGATATAATAAGAAATAAAAGTAAAATATACAATAAAATATTTAAAAAATAATAACAATTAAATTAAATAAAAATGGAAGCAGTAAAACAAATTACACAAGAACAATTAAGCACAATTGTAACTCAACAGAAAGAATTAAATTCTTTATTAACTAACATTGGAATATTAGAATCTCAAAAGCATTCTCTTTTACACCAATTAGGAGAAGTAAATAAAGTTATTGAAGATTATAAAGTGGAATTACAGGAAGAGTATGGTGCAATTAATATTAATTTAGAAGATGGTTCGTACACTATGATGGAAACAGAGGTGGAGGAACAAGCATCAGTGGAGTAATGGACGCGGTAATTAGAAAAATAAGTATAGGTGCCGATTACAAAAATGAAGCAATGCATTATTCGATTGGGCAGATTGTATATGGTGGTCATGAGATCGCATATATTAAATTAGATCATTCGGATACATCGTATAATATATACATAAGAAAAGAGGACGAGGTAATGCCATGGAAGAAGTTTAATTCTAACATGGCTATATCTGTTGAATACGATTTAGAATATTAAACAAATAACTATGCGTAGCGTATTCAGCTTTATTGTAAAACCAGTAGGTGATAGATACGATAACAAAGTAAATATTGAAGGTAAAGATTTAATATTAAATACTAAAATTGAAAGCTTTAGATCAGTTAATAATTTAGCTCAAGTTGTTTCAACACCGTTAGCTTATAAAACCGATATAAAAGAAGGAGACTTTGTTATTATACATCACAATGTTTTTAGAGTATTTTATGATACTAAGGGAAATAAAAAGAATAGTAGATCCTATTTTATGGATGAAAAATTTTTTTGTGACTTGGATCAAATATATTTATATAAAACAGACAAAGAATGGAAATCATTTGGAGACAGATGTTTCATTAAACCATTAAAAAATATAGACCATTTAAAGCTTGATAAAGAGCAAAGACTTATTGGTATATTAAAATATGGAAACGACTCTTTAAAAGAGCTTAAAATCAATCCTGGTGATCTAGTGGGTTATACTCCTAATGGTGAATTTGAATTCATTATAGATGGAGATAGATTATATTGTATGAAATCTAATGATATTGTAATTAAATATGAATATAAAGGAGACGAAGAGGAATATAGTCCAAGCTGGTCACAAAGCAGTATTGGAACTAATCAAAGTAGCTGAAGAAGCAATCCTGGATAATGGCGAAGACGATTTATCTGCTGATAAATTAAAAAACGCCGCTGCCACTAAAAAACTAGCTATATTTGACGCTTTTGAAATCCTAAGTAGGATTGAAGAAGAAGAAAGAATGTTAGAGGAAAGCGAAAAAGAATCAACAGCAAAACAATTTAAAGGTTTTGCAGAAGGGAGATCAAGATAATGTATACTAATACTTTATTTAATGTTTTGCCGGATTATATAAAACCGAGTGTTATAAAAACTGGTAACAGAAATAACAAATGGAAATATGGATACAATAAAGAACACGACGTTATTGTTATCAGTAAAACCGGAAAGATTGGTGAAATATACGAGATTCAAAATTTAAAAGTTGCTCTACCTTTAATAGAAAATTCATATAAGAGAGACAATAAAAAAGAATTACAATATTGGGAACAATTAGAAATACCAAAAGAACTTATTAGAATAAAAAATGTATTTGACTGGAATAAATATCCAGATGCATTTAAGGAAAAATGGTATGACTATATTGATGAAGAATTTAGAAGAAGAGAAGATGGGTTTTCATTTTACAATAATGGAGTACCTACTTATATAACCGGAACACATTATATGTACTTGCAATGGAGCAAGATAGATGTTGGAGCACCGGACTTTAGAGAATCAAATAGATTATTCTTCATATTTTGGGAAGCCTGTAAAGCAGATCATAGATGCTACGGTATGTCGTATTTAAAAAATAGACGTTCCGGATTTTCATTTATGTCCTCTGCGGAATTAGTTAATCAAGCGACAATATCAAGCGACTCAAGATTTGGTATATTGTCTAAGTCAGGAGCAGATGCTAAAACAATGTTTACTGACAAGGTTGTACCAATCTCACTTAACTACCCTTTCTTTTTTAAACCTATCCAAGATGGTATGGATAGACCTAAAACAGAATTAGCATATAGGGTACCAGCTTCTAAATTTACAAGAAGAAAGCTTGATAACAATGACACTCCTGAAGAACTTGATGGTCTTGATACAACAATTGACTGGAAAAACACAGGAGATAACTCTTATGATGGGGAGAAATTAAAACTTCTTGTACATGATGAAAGCGGTAAATGGCTTAAACCAGATAACATATTAAATAACTGGAGGGTTACTAAAACTTGTTTAAGATTAGGTAGTCGTATTATTGGTAAGTGTATGATGGGATCAACATCAAATGCTTTAGATAAAGGAGGAGAAAACTTTAAAAAACTTTATTATAATTCAGATGTTACGAAAAGAAACGCCAATGGACAGACTAGTTCAGGATTATATAGTTTGTTCATACCTATGGAATGGTCCTACGAGGGATTCATTGATACTTATGGCTTACCTGTATTCAATACTCCAGAAAGACCCGTTAAAGGTATCGACGGAAACGAAATTGAGATAGGGGTTATTGAACATTGGCAAAATGAAGTAGATGGTTTAAAATCAGATTCTGATGGATTAAATGAATACTATCGACAATTTCCAAGAACAGAACAACACGCATTTAGAGATGAAGCTAAACAATCATTATTCAATCTTACAAAGATATATGAACAGATTGATTACAATAATGATTTAAGACATACCAATAACCTAACAAGAGGAAACTTCCAGTGGGAGAATGGTGTACAAGACACTAGAGTGGTTTTTTACCCTAATAAGAATGGAAGATTCTTAATTTCTTGGATTCCTCCGTATTATTTGCAAAACCACGTAATATTAAAAAATGGAGGCAAGTATCCAGGTAATGAACATATAGGTGCTTTTGGCTGTGATAGTTACGATATATCAGGAACAGTCGATGGTCACGGGTCAAAGGGAGCCCTTCACGGGTTAACAAAGTTCACGATGGATGATGCTCCGTCAAATACATTTTTTTTACAGTATATTTCTAGACCACAAACGGCTGAGATATTTTTTGAGGATGTATTAATGGCTTTGGTATTTTACGGAATGCCAATGCTCGCAGAGAATAATAAACCAAGACTATTATATTATTTAAAAAGAAGGGGTTATAGAGGTTACTCAATAAATAGACCCGATAAAACATACAGTAAATTATCAGCCACAGAAAAAGAGATAGGAGGTATACCAAACTCCTCACAAGATGTTATACAAGCGCATGCGGCCGCTATTGAAACCTATATAGAGGATCACATTGGATTATTTGAATATGGATATGGAACAATGTATTTCCAGGAAACTTTAGAAGATTGGGCAAGATTTAATATAAATGCTAGAACAAACCATGATGCTTCTATTAGTTCAGGGTTAGCAATAATGGCTTGTAATAAAAATAAGTATATACCTACATATAAAAAAGAAGTAACAAATATACCTTTAGGATTTAAAAAATATAATAATAAAGGGACTACGTCAAAAATTATTGAATAAATGAAGATATACACAAATACAAATAGCGCTTTTCCTAGTCAAGTTGTAGATGATGCTATAAAAGCGTCAGAAGAATATGGATTACAAGTATCACGTGCTATAGAACAAGAATGGTTCAATTATGGTAGGACCTCAGGTAATAGATATTTAACTAACTGGAATAACTTTAATAGATTAAGACTATATGCTAGAGGAGAACAATCACCTCAAAAATATAAAGATGAGTTATCAATAAATGGTGATTTATCTTACTTAAATTTAGATTGGACTCCAGTTCCTATATTATCAAAATTTGTAGATATAGTTGCAAATGGTATATCTCAAAAGACTTATGATGTACGTGCCCATGCGCAAGATCCTGAGTCATTAAAAAAGCGTACGGATTATGCTTCTGGGTTAGCCTTTGATATGGTTGCTCAGCCACAAATTCAAGAAGCAATGGAAGTTACAGGTATTAGCATTGCTAAAAGTAATGTTCCAGCCGCGGACTTGCCTAGAACAAAAGATGAGTTACAACTTCATATGCAATTGTCTTACAAACAGTCAATTGAGATAGCTGAGGAAGAAGCTATAAATACAGTATTGAAAACAAATAAATTTGATCTTACTAGAAAAAGATTAAATTATGATTTAACAACAATAGGTATTGCGGCGGTAAAAACATCGTTCAATCCAACAGAAGGGATTGTAGTTGATTATGTTGATCCAGCTTATATGGTTTATTCATATACAGAGGATCCTAATTTTGAAGATATTTATTATGTTGGAGAAGTTAAAGCAATTACAATACCAGAATTAAAAAAACAATACCCTAATATTTCTGAAGAAGAATTATATAGAATTCAGCAAATGCCTGGCAACAGACAGTATATCCAGGGGTGGGGTAATTACGATACAAACACCGTGCAAGTATTATATTTTGAATATAAGACTTACATGGACCAAGTATTTAAAATTAAATACGGTGAAAACGGATTAGAAAAAGTTATACAAAAAGATAGTTCTTTTAATCCGCCTAAAAATGATAACTTTGAAAAAGTATCTAGAACAATAGAAGTCTTATATACAGGAGCTAAAATTGTTGGTACCGATATGATGCTAGAATGGAAGTTGTCAAATGATATGACACGCCCTGTGGCAGATACCACAAGAGTGCAAATGAATTACAATATAGTTGCCCCTAGGATGTATAAAGGGAGAATTGATTCTATTGTAAGCAAATGTATTTCTTTTGCGGACATGATCCAATTAACGCATTTAAAACTGCAACAAGTATTATCAAGAGTAGTTCCTGATGGGGTATTCTTAGATGTTGATGGATTAGCAGAAGTTGATCTTGGTAATGGTACAAATTATAATCCGGCAGAAGCATTAAATATGTATTTCCAAACCGGTAGTATTGTTGGTAGATCATTAAACCAAGACGGAGAAATGAATAGAGCTAAAGTGCCTATTCAAGAATTAGCAACATCAAGTGGACAAGGTAAAATACAAAGTTTAATTCAAACGTATCAGTATTATTTACAAATGATCCGTGATGTAACGGGATTAAATGAAGCTGTAGATGGTAGTAAACCAGATTCAAACGCTTTAGTAGGTCTTCAAAAAATAGCTGCTAACGCTTCAAACGTTGCAACAAGGCATATAAAAGATGCAAGTTTATATTTAACTGTTAAAACATGCGAGAATATATCTTTAAGAATAGCTGATTGTTTGGCTTTCCCACTAACGGAAAATTCATTAAAAAATAGTATATCTACTTATAATGTTGAAACACTTAAAGAGATAAGTAATTTAAATCTATATGATTTTGGTATTTATTTAGAAGTTGAGCCTGATGAAGAAGAAAAAGCACAACTAGAACAAAATATTCAGGTGTCTTTACAAAATGGTGGAATTGATTTAGAGGATGCCATTGATATTAGACAAATTAAAAATTTAAAACTTGCAAACGAATTATTAAAATTAAAAAGAACTCGTAAACAAGAAAAAATACAACAACAACAATTAGCTAATATACAAGCACAAGCTCAAGCAAATTCTGAGAGTGCAGAAAAAGCAGCAATGTTTGAAGTTCAAAAACAACAGGCTTTAACCGAAACTATGGTTAACCTAGAGCAAGCAAAGTCTCAATTTGAATTGCAAAGAATGCAAACAGAAGCTGAGATTAAAAAACAATTATTAGCAGAAGCTTTCCAATATGATATGCAATTAGCGCAATTAAAAGCGCAAGCAGATTTGGGTAAATTTCAAGAACAGGAAAATAGAAAAGACGAAAGAACAAAAATACAAGCCACTCAACAATCAGAATTGATAGATCAAAGAAAAAATAATTCATTGCCAAAAGACTTTGAGTCAAATGCAATGTTTGAAGGCCTATCAGAACTAGGGACTTAAATAACAAGTTAACCAATTTTATATTATTATATTATGTCACAAAATGAAAAAGTAGAAGGCGAGTTTAAAGTTAAAGGTAGAAAACCTGCAATGAAAAAACTTGGAAAAGTAGATGAACCAATTAAAATTGATTTATCTGTACCACAGGACGAACCAATTAAAGTAGTAATACCTAAAGAACAAACGGATGCCGTTCAAGAACAAAGCACAAATGAAAGCGTGTTACGCGCAGAACAGCCCGCAGTGGAATTGCCAAAAGTGGAGCAAGGAAACGAAGGGCCCATTGAAAATGTTATTCAAGAAATCTCCGAGCAAGAAATAAAAGAGGAGACTAAAGAAACAGTTCAAGAATTAGAACACTATGTAAACGAGCAAGCAAATACGGGTAAACCATTACCTGAGAACATTGAGAAGCTTGTTTCATTTATGGAAGAAACAGGGGGTAGCGTAGAAGATTATGTAAGATTAAACGCTGACTACTCAACCATCAATAACAATGCGTTACTAAAAGAATATTACAAAAATACAAAACCTCATTTAGATAGTGAAGAAATTGACTTCTTATTAGAAGATAAATTTTATTATGACGAAGATCTAGATGATGAAAGAGATATTAGATTAAAAAAATTAGCTTTTAAAGAAGAGGTTTCAAAAGCAAGAACATTTCTTGAAGAAACCAAACAAAAATACTATGCGGAAATCAAATCCCGCCCTACAGTAAATAATGAATATCAAAAAGCATTAGACTTCTTTAATAGAGCAAATAAAGAGCAGAACAAAGTGGCTCAACAACAAGAGGCGTTTAAAAAGCAAACAACTAATCTTTTCAATAACGAATTCAAAGGTTTTGAATTTAACTTAGGAGAAAAGAAATTTAGATACAGTTTGCAAAATCCGTCTCAAGTAGCGGAAACCCAATCAAACATACAATCCTTTGTCGGAAAGTTTCTAGACAATGAAGGGAATGTAACAGATGCACCAGGTTACCATAAGGCTTTGTACTCAGCGATGACTGCTGATAAAATAGCTACCCATTTTTACGAACAAGGAAGAGCAGATGCTGTAAAAGAGGTTATCACTTCTTCTAAAAACCCAAGTACAAGTGCTCCACGTCAAGCTGGCGAAGTATTTGTAAATGGACTTAAAGTAAAATCGGTTAGTGGTTTAGATTCATCAAAATTAAAAATACAAACAAAAAAATTTTAAAAATTAAAACCTAAAGATTATGTCTACATTATCTCCGCAGTTTGGAAGCATTATACCTTCTCAAACTCAACAATTGTTAAACACAAACTATTTGAAGTTTAACACTGGATCAGGAGCAGATTTTGCTCAACAATATTTACCAGAAATCTACGAAGCAGAAGTAGAGCGTTACGGAAACAGAACTTTATCTGGATTCTTACGTATGGTAGGTGCTGAAATGCCTATGACTTCTGACCAAGTTATCTGGTCTGAACAAAATAGATTACACATTGCATATAACGGATGTGCTCAAGTTAATGGTGGTGGTGTTGGAACTAACCCAAGTACAATTACTATTGGAGGTGGTTCAACTGCTTATAACGTAGTATCTATCAATGATACCGTAGTTGTTTTAGATCCATTAAACGGATTAGAAGCAAAAGCTATCGTTGTTGCAACTACTCCTGGTGTTGGTGGAACTGGTAACTTTGTTATTCAAACTTACAAAGGTACTTCTCTTACTACTCAAGGATTTGCTGCTACTGGATTAAAAGTATTTGTTTACGGATCTGATTATACTAAAGGTACTACAATTGGTGCTGGAGCGGGTAACTCTGCTGCAAGAATTAGTGTTAATCCTGTTCTTACTCAATACGCAAACTCTCCTGTTATCATCAGAAATCAATACGTTATTAACGGATCTGATATGGCTCAAATTGGATGGGTTGAAGTTGCTACAGAAGACGGAACTTCTGGATACTTATGGTTCTTAAAAGCTGAATCTGAAACAAGATTACGTTTTGAAGATTACTTAGAAATGGCATTAGTAGAGGGCGAATTGAATGCTACTACAGGTTCAGGAGCTTACCAAGCTTCTCAATTACCTGGTACTCAAGGTCTTTTTGCTGCTATTCAAGAAAGAGGGAACGTTGAAGTTGGATTTACAGCTGCAGGTGGACTTACATCTTTTGATCAAATCCTTAAAAACTTAGATACTCAAGGAGCTATCGAGGAAAACATGTTATTCTTACAAAGACAAACTGCTTTAGATTTTGATGATATGCTTGCTGCATTATCTTCAGGAGCTAACGGAGGAGTTGCTTATGGATTATTTGAAAACTCTGAAGAAATGGCATTGAACTTAGGTTTCTCTGGTTTCCGTAGAGGTTCTTATGATTTTTATAAAACTGACTGGAAATACTTAAATGACGCTTCTACTCGTGGTGGTATCGTTGGTATCAATTCTATTGAAGGAGTATTAATTCCTGCTGGAACTTCTACAGTTTACGATCAACAATTAGGAACAAACATCCGTAGACCATTCTTACACGTTCGTTATAGAGCTTCTCAAGCTGATGATAGACGTATGAAATCTTGGTTAACTGGATCTGCAGGAGGAGCTGAAACTTCTACTCTAGATGCAATGGAAGTAAACTTCTTGTCAGAAAGATGTTTAGTTACTCAAGGAGCTAATAACTTTGTATTATTCAAAGGTATCTAATATTAGTTACATAGTAGGTTTACCCTCGTTGAAATTACGGGGGTAAATACTACTCTTTTAAAAATTTATTAAATTATATTATATTATGGCAACAGCAAAAAAAGCAGAAACAACACCTGCAACATGGGAAATTAAAGATAGGATCTATTATTTAAAAAATGAAATAAGTCCTTTAACGCTTACAATTCCAAGTAAGCATACAAGTAAACATTCTTTACTATATTTTGATCCGGATACAAAAACACAAAGAGAAATTAGATATGCAACAAATCAAGATTCACCTTTTATAGACGAACAAAAAGGAGAAGCAACAATAGGGCATATTACTTTTGAAAACGGTGATTTAAGAGTTCCAAAGGAAAAACAAAATTTACAAAAATTATTATCATTATATCATCCTTTACGTAATAAACTTTACATGGAATTTGATGCTATTGAAATAGCGGAGGATGAATTAGATGAATTAGAATTACAAGTAGAAGCTTTAAATGCTGCATTAGCAATTGAAGTTGATCAAGCAGAAGCAATTCTTAGAGTTGAGATTGGATCTAAAGTATCTGAGATGAGCTCAAAAGAAATTAGAAGGGACTTACTTATATTTGCAAGAAACAATCCTTCTCTATTCATAGAATTAGCAAATGATGAAAATGTTCAACTTAGAAATTTAGCTATTAAAGCGGTTGAAGCAAACATTATAACATTATCACAGGATCAAAGAACATTTAATTGGGCGTCAAACGATAAAAAGTTAATGACAGTTCCATTTGATGAGAATCCTTACTCCGCAATGGCGGCATTCTTTAAGACCGATGAAGGCGTAGAAGTCTTTAAGTCTGTAGAGAAAAAATTAAAATAATACGTAATATTAATATATAGGCGGTGGCTGAGGTTACCGCCTTAATATTATAATAAAGATAACAGATGGTAAATGTAGATACGGTTTATAGAACCGTTTTATTAATAATAAATAAGGAGCAACGAGGTTATATAACTCCTGATGAATTTAATAAAACAGCAGCGCAAGTTCAACTTGAAATATTTAATGAATATTTTGAAGATTTAAATCAACAGATTCGTGTGCCAGACAATGATACGGAATACAGTGACCGTGTAAAAAACTTACAAGAAAAAATTGCTATTTTCCAAACTGACGGGGTTTGTGCTCCAGGAGCTGGATTTTTTTCTATACCTACCGCAACGGACTTTTATAAATTAGGTACCGTTATTTATAACAATGAAAAAGAAGTTCAATACGTTCAACCAAATGAACTATTAGAATTAAATCTATCGCCAATTACTAAACCTTCAAAATATTGGCCAGTATATACTTATAGAGATCTTAAGATCAGAGTATACCCAACAACGATAACTACAGGAATTACTTGCACCTATATTAGAAAACCAGCCAATCCGGTATGGAATTTTACTTTAGGAGCAAACCAACAATATATATACAATTCAGGAACATCTGTTCAATTTGAATTGCACCCAATAGAACAAACTAATTTAATAACTAGAATATTGCTTTATTCAGGAATAGTTATTAATGATCCACAAATAGTTCAGATAGCTTCTGCTCAAGCTCAAGCAGAAAACGTTAATTCAAAAAGCTAATAAAAGATGTCAATACCAAATAATGGTTTAATAACCGAAACAAATAGACAATACTACGAAGGAGCACAGGGCTTTATAACAGTTTTAGGGCAAACCTCTTTTACTACAACGTTTAATACTGACTTAATTTCAGGTGGAGTAAACGCGTGGGATCCAAATAATATTGATTATGCTTTAAATAATTTTAAAATATATTATAGCCCAACAGGATACCCTGGATCATTTACGGAATACGTGTTACCTTATACAGTTAGCAATAACGTTATTACGTTAACAACTGCATTACCAGCAAATGACTATGTTGTTGTACAATTAAAAACATTAGACGGAGGTAATTACGGTACAACACCAGCCGAATTAGCTTACGGAAATACTACAGAAGAAAATTATGGTAGTTATTCTTATATAACATTAAATGATGTTATCAATAACTTTATGGTTGCATATGTCGGAGTTGGCAAAATTATTGCAGATGTTAAAAGAACAGATGTAATATTCCATGCTAAGCGCGCAATGCAGGAATTTAGTTATGACACATTGAAAAGTATAAAGTCTATGGAGCTAAATATACCTCCAAGTCTAAGTGTTGTATTACCACAAGATTATGTTAATTATGTTAAAGTATCTTGGATTGATATTTATGGAATTAAACATCCAATATACCCAGCTAATAACCTTACCATAAATCCTTACGAAAATCCAGTACAAGACAATAGAGGTGTTCCAATACAAGACAATTTTGGAGACAATATTGAAGGAGACTCATTAACCGAAAGAAGATGGGACAGCGATAACTTTAGACAATTATTTGGAATTCAAAACGGATTAAACAATATAAACAATATAAATAATTATTGGGATGGATACCAGTGGGACTATTATGCCTATGGTAGGCAATATGGTTTAGACCCTCAATATGCAAATGTTAACGGTTATTTTACAATAAATGATAGAGAGGGCAAAATGTCTTTTAGTAGTGATCTAAGAGGTAAACTTATTGTATTAGAATATATATCTGATGGATTAGCATATGATTTAGACACTAGAGTACCTAAATTAGCAGAAGAAGCTTTATATGCTTATATTATTCATGCAGTGGTTTCAGTTAGAGCTAATCAGCCGGAATATTTAGTACAAAGGTTACATCGTGAAAAATCAGCAAAATTAAGAAATACCAAAATTAGATTATCTAATATTAAGTTAGAAGAAATTACTCAAGTAATGAGAGGTAAGTCTAAATGGATTAAACACTAAGATAAATGGCGGAAGTAAAAAATAGTTTTCTATCATCTAAAATGAATAAAGATTTAGATGATAGACTTATACCAAATAGCGAATATAGAGATGCTTTAAATATAGAAGTAGGTAAATCCGAAACTAACAATATTGGAGTGTTACAAAACGTATATGGTAATATTAAAATTACATCAGAGACTAATCCAGATTTGGAATGTATCGGTACTTTTATGGATAATGAAAATAACCGCATATTTCAATTCTTAACGGATTATACTGATCCATTCCCTAATAATATTACATATCCAACTTCAGGAACAATGAAGATAGTGGTATATAATTTTAACGATCCAGCCGAGTATATAACTTTGGTAGAAGGATTGTTTTTAAATTTTGCTAAAAATAGACCGTTTAGAATAACTGGTGTAAATTTAATTGAAGGATTATTATTTTGGACTGACAATAGAAATCAACCTAGAAAAATAAATATTAATCTAGCAAATCCAAATAGTTTACCAAACCCAACATATTATACAACTGAAGAGCAAATCTCGGTTGCAAAATACGCCCCGGTAGATCCAATAACAATGTACCGCAAAGTTACTGCTACAGTTACAAACGCGAGTGCTTCTCCTGTACTAACTTTAAATAGTACAGCCGGTATTGTACCCGGTATGACAGTTATATCAGAGAATATAACGGGAGCTGACTATATGATAGTTACAAATGTATCGGGAGCTACAATAACATTGTATGATAATCCACCAACTGCTATAGTTAATGGTGATGAATTAACGTTTTTAATATCCACAATGTCGGACAAATCCGATATTCCAGAATGGCCTGGGGATCCTGTGTTTTTAGAAGATAGATATGTTCGTTTTAGTTATCGATTTAAATACGATGACAACGAATATTCTTTAATGGCTCCGTTTACTCAAATAGCATATATACCAAAACAAAAAGGTTATTTTATTGCTGGAAATGAAACAGACGCTTATAGAAGCACAGTTATAAATTGGTTTGAAAACAATGTAAACAATATTGAGTTAATTGTGCCATTGCCAGATAAGGTTGGTGAATTAACTAATAGTTACAAAATAGAGGAGATAGATATTTTATATAAAGAATCAGAATCGCTAGTAGTTAGTGTTTTTGAGACAATTCCTATTTCCGCTATAAATACTACACTTAATGCAAATAATAATTACTATGTGCAGCCATACCAATCCCAAAAGCCATATAAAACATTACCAGAGGCTCAAACAGTAAGAGTATATGACAAAGTACCTGTTAGAGCAAAGGCACAAGAGGTTGGGGGTAATAGAGTAATTTATGGAAATTATTATGACAAGTATACTTGTGTATCCTCCATAAACTACAACATGTCAGTTCAAACTAAATCCCCTGTAGGAACTAACTTTATAGAATATCCGAATCATACATTAAAAAAGAATAGGAATTATCAAGTAGGGTTTATATTAGCCGATAAATTTGGTAGACAATCGCCTGTTATATTATCAACTGTTGATGTAACAAGTACAGATATAGGAGGTGGTAATTTTGCTAAGGGGTCCACAGTATATTCCGGTTATGAAGATACGCTTCTATTTCAAGATGTACGTTCATGGTTTGGCGATGCTTTAATATTATATTTAAATGCGCCTATAGAGCAATCAAGATCTATACCGAGCGGAACACCAGGATTATATGCAATAGCAACTTCAAGTTCTGGATTTGCAATCACTGCAGCAACAATAACAAACACAACATATAAATACACTTTAGATACAACAGCTACTTTAAACACGCCACCAGCTAATGGCAATATAATGAGAGGCTTTTATACAGACTATGTTAAAGTTTTATCAAATCCTGTGCCTACAACAAACCCTAATGAGTACACAATAACTACAAGCGGTAGAGTTGGAGATATATATAAATATGTACCTCAGCCAGGGGGCGTAAAAGATATTAAATTTGCTTATGAATATAATCCAATTGGATGGTATTCATATAAAATAGTTGTAAAACAACAAGAGCAAGATTACTATAATGTGTATTTACCTGGTATGCTAAATGGCTATCCTAAAAATCAAACTTCTGGATCACAAGTTGTATATTCTGGAAGTGGGACTACAGCTACGTCTACATTAGAAAATGGCATAAATACTACTCAGTTCCCTGTAAGTGAAACAGGTAACACGTCTCATATTGTATTAATTAACGATAATATTAATAAGGTCCCATTAGATTTAAGTATAGTTGGGCCGGATCAAAAACAATATAGAAGTAATGTACAATTATACGGAAGAGTAGAAAATACAGAAGCAAATATTGAAATAATAGGAATACCGCCTTCTTATTCTGCAAAAGTAAGAACTATAGAATATAGTACTACAACTGTGGGACAAGGGGATTATTCATTAATAAAGCCGGGTGATGGTATCCAATGTGTTGAAGCAAATAAACCCGTGCCTGATACTACTCCGCCGGCCGGAGCTGGTGCCACTATGCCTAATCCTTATAGATGGTTTGGGGATACTGTAGTTGTGTCAAATGTAATTGTTGGAACTACTGGTACCATAACATTATCTTCTCCTTGCTGGGTATTGGATTCGTCAACCCCGCCAAATAATGATGATTATGTTACTTTTATAATTACTCGTGCAGAAAATAAACAATACTTTCCGACTAGAAAAGCGGATACAGTAATCGCTATAGCCGATGCCTCCGAGTTTAACTTCTTAAGTAGTTCTCAAGACAACTTAAGCGGTACTGCCGGATTAAATTTTTATCAATTACAAAATAATCCAAGAATAGGTAGAGTATCAAATGTTAATAAAATTGGAGTAATTGCTTCCGATATGATACCTTTTTTAAGTGTATATGAAACAAAACCAACACAAAGTTTATTGGAATTATTTTGGGAGACTACTACAACTGGATTAATATCAGATTTAAATGCAGATGTATTAACTGGATTTGAGGGGCCTTCTAGCTTTGGTGAACTTGAGTATGATCAATTTGAAAATCAAGACCCTAATGGCACGGACTTAGGTCCTTTAAACTGGGGGCAGGCAGATTCAAAATATATCACTAGCGAATTTTATGTATTAGATCAAAATGGATTTCCTTTAGCAAATACAACGGTTACTTTATTATCAGTTACAGATGGGAATAGTAGCCCAAGACTTGCAGACTTTGGTATTGAGACTATTGTTGGGTCTGTGAATAAGTTCAGATTATATATTACTACATCATTTGTATTTAATAATAATGCTGGATCAGCTGAAAATTATTCTTTTGTGTTTAATGTGGTGGATTTAGATAAACCATCAACAGCAACTCAATTAACTATTACTGGTAGATTAGGGAATAATCCACCTATTATAACGACTACAGAAACAAATTACAATATAACGCAGGATGCAACTAACATTGTAACATTAGATGCTAATAATGGGTCATTCTCATTAGCTGAAACGGGATTAAAATGGACTATAGCAAGCGGAGATACTACATCATCTTTTAGCATAGACCCATACACTGGAGAGTTATCATTAACAAACCCTAATGTCCCATTAGGTGTATATAGCCTGGTTATAAAAGTACAAGACGCTGTTAACAGTAGTACAGGAGCAATTTTGCCTCCTGAAAATACAGTTTTTGGAACACAATCTGATACAATAACATTAATTATTAATGTTGGTGATGATCCTGTGCCTTTTTGGTTAAGACCTAATTACGCTAGTACTCCAGCTAATGGACCTTCTAATTGCGGAGGGGGACCAGTTGTTTCTCCTTGCGGAATGGTCTATATAGGCCCAAATATATCTCCAAGTGGCTCTTATGTACCTTCTATACCTGGATTAGTTGGATCATACCAGTTTATACAAAATATAGAGGTTCAAAATGCGGCAGCTTCTGGCATTAGTCCTATAATACCAACTGGATTAAATCAGGGTGAATATAGATTTCAGGTAGAATTGCTTGTAGCCTCTCCGCAAATGTGCTCGGGGTCAACATTTTCTACAATAAGAGCTACAGCTGAAATATATTTGTATAAAAGAATATATAACGCTATAACGCCTAATCCATGGATTTTAAGCGCTAATGAAAATAATTATGGAATTACTCCTCCTGTATATACAATAGGTCCATTAGTTGTTACTACAATAGATAGTGGCAGCGGTCCTGTTTATGAGCCGACAAAAGTGCTAACTACATCATTTTCAATTGAAGCAGATCCAGATCCAACTATTTTGTATGAATTTGCCGTTGGAGTAAAGCTAGTTCCGGTGCTTACAAATGTAGCCCCTACTACTTATTGGGTTAAGGTATATGGTAATGACGCAAATTATTCTTATAATCAAACATTACCGTTTACGCCTCCTAGAGTTCCAATTACAAATGATTATGCTTATTATACAGGAGTAGAAGAATATAGTATTATACTTCCAGGAGAAACATCAGCAATACCATATGATACACAAGACGCTACTCGTGGTGTATCATATTATTCAGGTACAAATGGAGTAAGTTCAGGAACAATAGCAACAGGTGATTCATCTGTGGAGCTTATATTGTCAACTTTTAACCAGCAAGTTGTGCCGGGGTTATATTATACATTTACATTATTAGCTGTGGGTACTTTTACAGGTAGAGTTGCCGGTATAAATGTTGATAGTAATCCAAATAAAATTGCTTTACAACTTGACAGCCCTTTTAGCGGAACTCCAGGTAGTCTAGCCGGTGGTAATATAGCTTTTGAAACTGCATCATCAAATTTAACAACTGGAATATTGTATGCTAATACAGAAGAAGGTACTGAAGTAAAAAGGCTTTACAAAGACGCTGCGTTTACCCAAAAATGGATACCACCAGTGGCAAATAAATTCTATAATTTTGTAACTTCTAAAAATTACAATCCTGGAGGAGTTATATTTGGTACATCAGGACCATTGAAATATACGGAATATCCATATTATTCTGCTTTCTTTAATGCGGATGGTGAAGTGGTAGATCAAACAGCTCCTATTCCAAATGTAGAAACCGCATGGGACGGACAAAATACAGCAAATACGGCTCCATTAGGTATTGATAATTATAGTTATAATGTTTTATATATTGAAACTCCATAACTTAAAACACTACAACTAAACTAAAAACATTACAAAACAAGTGATTATAAAATATGGCAGCAATACTAGAATTAAAATACTTTAACTCTTTTTGGTTAAAGAAACTCGATACAGTAGTAGAAGTAGAAAACACTAAAGGAATTTTAGATGTTGCGGCTAGTGGTACCACTATAGTATTAACTGAAGATAACTTAAATATAGGAGTAGGGCAAACCGTTTCATGGGTAGGCCCAGCTCCTTTACCAAATCCGTTTCCAACAGTATATAAAAAAATTGATGATAAAACATTTGTATTAAGTGAGTCAGTTACAATAGCCGATGCTACCGAATTATCATTTGGTCCAATAACAGATTTTACATATATCCCTGCTGCATACGCAGATGGACCAACAGATTGGTATGTTGAAGAAGCTAGAATACGCGGAGGATATAATAATACAAATGTAGATCTTGGCGTAAAAGCTTATATTGTTGAGGATGAGACGCAACAGCAACACAGAAAAAGTTCGTTAATATATTCAGGTGTATTCAATTCAAGAACGGGTACAAACAATACAAATCAATTTTCGGTAGGCGATGATATAACACGAAGTTTAGATCCATCAGTGGGGTCAATACAAAAATTATATTCAGAAGATACCAACTTAATTATATTTCAAGAATCAAAAGTTAGTAGAGCATTAATTGACAAAGATGCAATTTATTCTGCGGAAGGCCAGCCAATGACTACATCTGGAGCTCAAGTAATTGGCCAGGTTCAACAATATGCAGGTAACTATGGCATAAGTACTAATCCAGAAAGTTTTGCTGTTTATGGATACAGAAAATACTTTGTAGATAAAAATCAAAATGCTGTTTTAAGACTGTCTCAAGACGGTATAACTGAAATATCAGCATATGGTATGTTAGATTACTTTAGAGATAATTTAGCATTAATTGGCAACTCAGGTAGAATAATAGGTGGATGGGACATATATAATAAACAATATGTTTTATCATTACAGCCCTATAGTGATAATCCTGAAGAGGAAACTTTTCAAACATTGGCGTTTGATGAAGATTCAACTGGATGGACAAGTAGATTTTCATTTAAACCAGATTTATCAGAAAGTTTAAGAAATAATTTCTATACTTTTAAACAAGGTAATATATGGAGACACTATGCTGATCCAACAACTACAAGTATAAATTATTGTAATTTTTACAATACTCAATACGATGCTGAGGTTACCTTAATATTTAACCCAGAGGTTTCAATGTCTAAAAACTTTAATACATTGAATTATGAAGGATCTCCTGGGTGGGCATTAGCAGCATTGTATTCAAATTCTGATACAGCAACGCCTATCTTAAAATCATCGAATGCATTAACATTAACAGAAATAGAAAGCCAATTATTTGAAAACAATTTCAAAAGAAAAGAAAACAAATATTTTGGTACCATTATAAATACAACTCCTCCAACATACGGAGAAATTATTTATGGAAATTCAATGAATGGAATAAAAGGATTTTACTCTACCGTTAGAATGGTGTTTGTAAATCAATCAACTCCTCAAGCAGCGGAGTTATATTCTGTTTCATCAAATTACGTAAAATCATCATATTAAATAAATTAAATTAAATGGAATTAAATGTAAGAGAATTAAAAGAATCGGATTGGGAAAGCATGTCCTCCTGGTGGAAATGGTGGAGATGGCCTGAAGTTAGTAAAGAAACTTTACCATTAAATGGATGTGGTGGCATAATGGTTTGCAAAGGAGATATTCCTATCGCGGCTGGATTTTTGTATTTATCTAATTCTAAAGTAGCATGGCTTGATTGGATTGTTTCTAATCCGCAATATAGAGAAGCGGATAGAAAAGATGCTTTAGAGATGCTTATAAAAAGTTTAGAGTTGGTTGCGGAACTAGAAGGATATAGTATAATAATTAGTATCGCTAGAAATAAGAGTTTAATAAATATACATAAAAAATTAGGGTATGCGGTGGACGAAAAACCATCGTATGAAATTTCAAAAAAAATAATGTAATATGGCAGCAGTAACAGCAGCAGCAGTAGGTGCAGGAGCATCTTTAATAGGTGGAGCAGTAGGTGCTCATCAAGCAGGTCAAGCGGCAAAAGGAGCACGTAATGATGCAGAGCGAGCTAGACAAGAAATGGCAGCTATAAAAGCCAATAGAGCAGCTATTGTTAATCCATACGCTAATGATAAAGATTTAAGTGGCCTTGCAAAAGATTTGTCAGGAATGATAACAAATCCTTATGCAAATTTAGGGGTAGCCACGCAAGCGGCAGAAATACAAATGGAACAATCCGATATTGCTTTAGCAAATACATTGGATACTTTACGTGAAACTGGAGCAAGTGCGGGTGGAGCAACAGCATTAGCTCAAGCTGCTTTGCAAAGTAAAAAAGGAGTAGCTGCCACTATTGAACAACAGGAAGCTGAGAATGAAAAATTAAAAGCTCAAGGTGAAATGCAAAAAAATCAAGCTAAAATGTCTGAACAACAAAGATTGCAAGGTATACAAATTAGTGAAGGTCAAAGATTACAACAAAATGAAGCGGCTGGCCAACAATTTATGTTTCAAGCTAAAGAGAATAGAACTAATCAAGATTTAGGTTATACGGCAGGTCAAGAACAACAAGCAATGCAAAATGTAGCAAGTGCTAATCAAGCTCAAGCTAGCGCTATAGGTGGTGGAATATCCGCTTTAGGAGGAATAGCTGGCTCTTTAGCTGGTACACGAGGCAAATAATTGTTGACATCAAAAAATATATAAATAAATAATAAATAAATATGAGCGCATACGATAATCCTACAATAATTAAAGATGACTCAGGAATGATCTTTGGGCAAGCCTTAGCTAATTTTGGAGAAAACTTTAGTAAGGCAATGAATGCTCAACTTGCTCTTGCTGCGGAAGAAAGAAAATACGAAGCTAAATTAAAAAAAGAAACCGAAGAAAGACAACTCGCGGTACAAACGGCTAGCACTAAGCAATCTCTATCTAATCAAAAAGAGGTTTCATCTGCTGTTGATACTGTAAAGGCTGCTGATCCTGTTTTAACAAATAAGTTTGGTCAATTATATTCTGATTTTTTAAAAAAATCCGGTGAAAATAGCGTTAAAGCATCTTTTAGCATTTTAACACCTGAAGAAATAACAGCTAACGATAAATATTCAAAGAGCGTAACCCAATTCAAAGAAAAAAGTGTTACATCTTTTGGGGCTATGGTTGATAATGTTAATACATGGAAAGCAATGGGCCCAAGAGATATGCTGAATACAGATTGGAATGGTGATACTAAACTAGATCAAAAAATTAGTGAAATCTCTTGTTATGCAAGTGATCCGGATAACTATAATTATAGAGATAGAGTAACTAAAGATATATATGCTGAAGATGGAGATCCCTCCAAACCTATAGTAGAGATAATAACAAAAGTAGATAAAGAGGATTTAATTGGCTTCTCACAAGAAGAAATTAATGCAGAAATAAAAAAAGGCAAAGATGGTAAAATTATTTATGATGAGGCTACAAATCAATACTCTGTAAGATTTAAACAAAATTTAGGATCAACTACTTGGGACGGAACTTTTTATCATAAAATTGCAGACGCACCTGATTCCGATAAAATGTGGGGTAAAACGCAAGCTAATATTGTTAATGAAAAGGGAGAGCTAAACAATAGCTTTATAATAAACCCAGGAAACCCTGTTATAACAAAAGAAAAAGTTAAAGACTTCCCTAATAAAGAAAAGTTAGTTGAAACAACATATTTAAACATGCCCGCAATATCCGGTAGCGCAAAAACATATTATGATGCTGGAGCTAGAGCATTACTTAATGCGGATTTAAAAGACAAAACTCAATTAAGATCATTCTTACAGAATAAATTAAATAGAGGTAATGAAACTTTAGAGGAATTCTTTAAAGCTAATCCTACTCCAAAAGAGCAAGAAGACTTTATAAGCGCAAAATTATTTGAAATAGATACGGAAAATAAACTTGGCAAACAATATAGTCGTAGAATAGCTAGACCAGAAGATGTGGAAGCCGGCAGAGCCGATAAAGTTGGTAGTTGGGTATATTACACTCAAAAATCAAAAGAAGTTGCAACAGCAAAAGCAGAACAATCAGGTGGTGGTGAAGATAATAAGCCTACTGCAGCGGATAAAGCCCAAAAAGCATTTAATGATCGTATTTCAAATGTAATTCAAACAAAAAAAGGAGGAGTAATGAAAGATGGTTATACTTTTATGAAAGATCCTAAAACAGGGTGGGGATTATATGATAAAGACGGTATAAAAAAACCAGGTACAGAAAATATAAGTAACCCTAGAGAATTAGCAAGTTTTATAGGATCTACAATACCTTTACCAAAATCAGGATTAAAATAATAATTAAATAATTTTTATGGCAGAATATATTAATGATTTAGGAGACTCTTTTTATGAGGATGAAATTAGTCAATTTGCTATTGAGCAGGATACTACGTTTGAAGACATTGTAGAGAGAAATGGATTAAAAGTAAAAGACGAAGAAGTGGATATTACTATAGACGAGGACGATCCAAAAAAGAAAAAAGCTGCTGCAAAGAAGGGTGCGCCTGTAGCAGCAAAAGGTACGGCATCCAAATCGGCAAAGGTTTCTTCGGTTTCATCTGTTAAACCTGTAATAGACTTTGCTAAAACACCTTTTAAACCTGTTATCTCTGAGCGTTTACCAGATATTACTAAAGAGGTTAGTAGATTAAGTAATGAAGAAAGAGGGCGTGGATTAGCCCAAGAAGTTGTTAAAGAAGAAAAACAAAAATATACAGGTATTGCTAATGATGCTTTGGCAAAAGCTGAACAAGTAAAGCAAGAACAAAATGCTAAAAAAATACCTATATATGAACAAAAACTTGGCGATAATATATGGGTTACTGAAGAAGAGTTAAATAACCCTGAGTTTGGAACTCTTGTAAATGGGATCACCACTCCAGGTTCTGGAACTATGATTCCAATGACTGCTGAACCAAATGAAAACCCAAGACCCGATTATATGAAAATTCCGGATGGAGATTTAATTATTAAATCTTTACCGAGCATGCAAAATAATTGGATAAAAAATAACGGTTTAAAATTTAAAGAGATTGATATAAAAAACGGAATTAATCCTATAAATAAATCCGTAGAAAATGGTAAATTATTTTTAACAACTGACGAAAAAGCATTACAAGAAAAAAATGATTTATTATTAGCAGCTAAAAAAAGTAATAATCAATCTGAAGTAAAAAGATTAGAAAAAGAAATTGGTGCTATTAGGGAGGATTTAAATCTTGGCGGTAAATTATATGATGAAACTACAGGTAAATTATTAACCGTAAGTGAAATAAATACTAAAAAGAAAGAGATTTCTGCAAAAGCAAAAACCTTAGCTGATAAAAATACTGGATCAACTTTAGAGACAGCTCAAGCTAAGTCTTACTATGAGCTACTAGCATTGGCAAATGCCGCTTTCAAAAAACAAAATAATATATACAATGCAGAGTCCAACGTTGAAAAACTTGGTACATTTGTAAAAAGTATTGGTGGCCCTTATTTAGGGTCAGAAACAGGATTTGATGCAGATGTTAAAAACTTAGAGGAAGTTGTAAAGACTGGCAAATTGCCTAAAAGTATTAATCAATTACCAGGTAAACATCCATTAGCAACTGCATTTAATAAAAAGTTAGAACAATATTTAGTTTTAACAAAAGCAATGGAATTAAATTATGATCCTATTACTACTAAAAGGAATAGTAAATTAATGGATTATGCTGCCGAAACTTTTAAAGCAATAACTAATGCATCTCCTTATAGTTCTGGGCAAGATATTTCTCGTGTAAACAGATTAGAGGCTGCAAATGCTTTTAATGAAGTTATGGGTAGCATCGGATTTAAATATGATGATCAACAAGCGCTTGACAATAAACTTACGGAAACTTGGGGTGAAACGGGAGTAAAATCTGCTGCAAATATAACACCGCTAATAGGCGCTTTATTTGTAACAAGAAAATTAACCGGACCTCAAGTTGAAGCGGCTGGCGCATTGAGTAAAGAACTTATACTTAAAACTTTTGGTAATACAAGAGCTGTATCAACTGCCACAGATATATTTGTTGGAGGAATGAAAGAAGTAACTGTTATGGCTATGGGTGATGAAATACTTGAAGCTACAACAGGGGCGCCTGCTACTAGTACCACATTTGCAGCTGCATTAGGAGCCGGTAATGTTGTAACAGAAAAAATGATAAAAACAGCGTTAGTTAATAAAATTCCAATACTTACGCCAATATTAGAAGTATTATCTAAGTCAAAAATGACTAGCGCAGTTAGCCGATATGCTGTTGGAACCACTACGGGTAGCGCCGTTATGCTTGTTGCTGAAGGGGCTGACATGGTAAAAGAAAACCTAATTAAAACCGGAAAGGCAAATCTTGCTGAGGTTTATGATACTTTAACAACAAAGAATCATGTTGCGTCTACTTTAGTTACTTTAGGGTTATTGGGCTTAAGTGCTCCTAAAACGTTTACAGATGCTTTAAAAGCTGATGTAATGAAAATGCCTATATTTGATAACGAATCAATTAAAGCAGGGGAGTTATTAGGCATTGATCATAAAATAGGCGAAACTAATGAAGCTTTAAATACAAGAGAAGCTGAAATTGATATTGCTGAGCAACAGGCTTTAGGATCTTTAAAAGAAAAATATGCTAGTGGGGAAACTCCTGTTGACTATGCAAAAGAGATTGCTACGGTTAGCCGAGCCGCTAATGTATTAAGAGGCGATTTAGAAATACAAAATGCTAAAGCAAATATAAAAGCAGGGCTTATTGGTCCTGAGGCTCCAGATCTATTTGTTACTGTAAATAAAGTAAAATATGGCGAAAAATTAAGTGGGGCAGACTATCAAGCATTATCTGATGCTCCTATGTCGCTACTTAAGAATCAGTTTGACATAGATCCTAAAAGTTCTTTATATAATAATTTAAAATACTACCAAAATAATGCTTTAGAATACAGTAAAATATTAGATAGCAATGGTATAGTTGGTAATACACCTGAAAGAAAAGAGTTGTTAAGCAACCTTGCAAATAACCAGGAATTACGTCGCGAAATAGAAACTTTAGAGACTGGAGTTAAAGAAAACCCAGCGCTAGAACCGTTTAATAGACCAAAAATAAACGAACGTGTTGAAAAAGCTGAAAAAATCAATGCTAGAACAACCGAACTATTAGAAATAACTAAAGTAAAAGCTACTAGAGATTTTGAATTAGACATAAAAGCTGCTGATGCAAACGCAAAAGCACTTGGTAAAGAAAAAAGTGAAGTATTAGCTGAAGAAGAATTTAAAAAAGCCCATTTAGAACTTAAAGGGTTTGAAGCTCCTGAAAATGCAAATGCATTTGTTGATGGTAAAAAGCGATATATCAATAAGGATCGTGTTGAAAGAACAAGAGCCGCTGGTACAGGATCGCATGAGGTAACCCATGACTTTTTTGAAGGTTGGATGAAAGATGAAAACGGGGACATAACACCAGAAGGCATTAAATTCATTGATGATTGGAGAAATGAATTATCACCTAAAGAAAAACAAATTATTGATGAAAGAATAGAAAAAACCTATAAATATGTAACCAATGAAAAAGGCGAATTAGTTGATAAAGATGGTGAAGTAATTAAAAGGGCAGATCAACAAAAAGTAGAAAATGAACAAAAATCTTATTATGAAGAGTACGTAACTTCTTTCGTTGAAGCGGTAAGAACAGGTGAATTGTCTTATAGATCAGAGTCATTTGCTAAATTAAAAAAACCAATTGAAAATATTTTAAGTATATTAGGTTTTCAAAAAGCAAAATTTTTACCTGGTAAAGAGGGCGCAAAAGAAATGTACGACATGCTTAAAAGTATTGCCGAAAATGCAAAAACTGGTCAAGCAAGTGAATCTGCAATTGAATTTGCTAAAAGCAACCCAGTAGTAGGAGATGCCTCTGGTAAAACTTCTTATGCAAAAACCGCAGCGGAACTTAAAATAGAACTTAAAGACCTTAAAGAAAATGAATTTGATTATGATCCTCAAGATTACGATCAACAACTTATTAATTTAGAGACTAAAATTAAAAGGGCAGAGGCTGCTGAAAAAGCAGGAATTGCTACTGGGAAAAAAGTTGAAACAAAAAAACCTGTTTCCGAAGAGGAAGATGTTAAACAAATAATAAAAGAAAATAAAGGGTCTATATCTTCTGACAAAGTACAAAGAATATATGAATCAAAAGGTGAAAAAGGAGCTCAAGAAATTATAGATCTATTTAAACCAATCACTAATAGAATTGTAGACAAACGTAGAGATGCTCCGGGGTTTGATAAAAAGTTATTTACAGATGAAATTGAAACTGGTGATGGTGGAATTTTTGATTTGATAAGAAAATATAACCCTGCACAAGGTATTCCTTTAGCTGCTTTTATAAATAAGTATTTGCCTCTTAGAGCAATTGCTACTTCAAGAAGAATATTAGATAAAGAGTTTAGCAAAGATGTTACGGAAGAAAAAGGTTTAATAGCTTCAGAAACTGCCGTAGAGACAAAAGAAAAACCAAAATATAAGAATGCATTAGAATCAAAAGTTTTTAGCCCAGAAGTCTTAGAATCAGCTAAAAATAAGATTATATCAGTTGTAAGGACTGTTAAATCAAGAATTGACGAGCCGGTTTCTTTAAATAGAACTGTTACGCCATTAATTTCAGAGATTAGAGATCAAATTGGTAAACAATTAGATATTGATGTTAAAACTGCAATGGGTGGTAAAAAAGATAATCAATTACAAAATTGGTTATTAGACAATAAGCAATATGTTCTTGAAAACATGACTACAACATGGCTTATGGGTAAAGACGGGCAAGGCGGTATGCCTATTGCTATTCAAAAACAAATTGATGGCAAGTGGGTAAATTATCCTGAATGGGTTGGTAAAAAAATTGATAGAGAAAAAACTTCAACCGATAATGCTGGTAGAACATCTGGAGCAGAATTAGTTAGAAGGTTACCTAATGTAAATAATAATATATCAGATTCACAATTTCTTGATCAAGTTATTGGTCCTGACGGCAATCCGCTAAGAGGTAGAAAAGAATCATTAGCAAAGGCCGTTGCTGAGGAGCTTTCATTTGATATGATAGCAAAAGACCTTGAAGAGAGCGGCCCAATATCAGAAAATTTAAAAACAAATCAAGAAAGAAAAGGTGTTGAAATTGCAAATAATTTTGCAATAGATATTATTAGACAAGCAGAGAGAGGAAATGTTAAATATTCTATTGGTAAAAATGCACCAGCTATAGAAAAAGCAATGCAAGGCCTTTTTGATTGGCAAAATAAATTAAAACCAGAAGAATATAAATTAGTAAAAGAATATTTAGGATACAATAAAAGAGAAAAAGATTTTAATCCAGACTCACCTATTGTTAGTGAACTAATATTCCATATAAATGAAATTGAAGCGGCAGGTAAAAAGAAATTAGGTTCCCAAGCAAATAGACTTGGATCAATTGCTCACGAAGAATCTTTAGAAAGAGTTATTTCTGCGTTAAAAAATAGTAGTGATGCTGATTTGACAGCTGGTATAGAAACATTTTTACGAGCTGAAAAGAAATCCTACAAAACTAATAGTGGTAATTTTATAACTACTAATAGGGATTATTTAATTAATGTATTACAACCAGCTTTAACAAAAGTATTAGGCGAAGCAAAAGCTAAAGAATTATTTATTAATAAAGTTTTTGAAGTAGGCGAAAAGAAAGTTAACGGGCAACTTAGAACTTATATAAGGATTAATGGCAAAGATGTTAGATCATATTTACCAATTACAGAAATAAAAACTTCTCTTTCTAAAAACAATGAGCTTAGCAAAGAAACAATTAATATAATTAATGAGGAAGCTACTTTAGCAAGTGATCATGTAGTTAATACATTGTCATACTATAAAAATAAAGGGGACATTGAAGGTGGTTTAAATCATATTAATCTGCTTGGAACAGATATGCAAGGTCCTTTGAGGAAAATGTATAAAATGGGATTTTATGTTAGCGGATTAAAATCAAAAGAAGTAGTATTAGAACATAATACAACTATTAATGACATAAAAAAACAACTTGAAACCTATTTAAAAGATAAAAATGTAACTGAGGCAGATCTTAAAGCATATATGGAGGGATTAAAAGTTAATCTTATTCCTGAAAAAGCAGATCAAGCTTTAACCGATGCTGGATTAAAATACTCCGGTAATGGAAAATTACGTAATGAAAATTTAGAATTTATTGAAGCTTTAATGCCGTTTAGAAAATCTTTACATAATTTAGCAGATATGTATGGTTCAGAAGCTCATTTTAATGCTTTAACTAAAGATGCGCCTGGAGCAAAAGAGCGACGTATTTCACAACAAACAAGTAATGCTGTTGAAAATGCTGCAGCGGTTGCATATTCTAAATCAAATAAAGGAATTTCGGTTTTTGATTTTGATGATACCGTTGGTTTAACAAAAGGTAGTGTGCTATACACAAAAGTAGATGGTACAAAAGGAAAACTAAATGCAGAAGAATTTGCAAAAGAAGGAGGGCAATTATTAAACGAAGGAGCTACATTTGATTTCTCTGAGTTTAGTAAAGTTGTTGATGGTAAGCCAGGTCCAATGGTCGAGAAGATGAAGAAAATGATTGCCAAATTTGGTCCTGAAAATTTCTTTATACTTACAGCTAGACCAGCTAATTCCGCTGAACCAATACATGAATTCTTATCGTCTATTGGTATTAATATACCTTTAGAAAATATAACAGGATTAGGGAGTAGCTTAGCTCAATCAAAAGCTGATTGGATGGTAGGCAAAGCCGCTGAGGGTTATAATGATTTTTATTTTGCAGATGATGCAATACAGAATGTTACAGCAGTTAAGAATGCATTAGAAGTTCTTGATGTCAAATCAAAAATACAGCAAGCAAAAATAAAATATAGTAAAACTATGTCTGAAAATTTCAATAATATAATTGAAAAAAATACAGGTATGGAAAGCTACAAGGTATTTTCAGATATTGTAGCACGAAGAAGAGGGTCCGGCAAAAATAAATTTGATGTTTATGTTCCACCATCAGCAGCTGACTTTGAGTTATTATTATATAATTTCATGGGCAAAGGCCCAGAAGGTGAAGCTCAGAAAAATTTCTTTAATGAAACTTTATTAAAACCATATGCAAATGGTAATGATCTAATGGATGCGGCAAGACAATCAATTAAAAAAGACTACAAGGCATTAACAGATCAATTTCCAAATATTAAAAAAGAATTAGAAAAGTTAACCCCAGACGGCGACTTTACATATGATCAAGCAATACGTGTTGCAATGTGGGCCGAAGAAGGAGTAGATATACCTGGATTATCGCAAAGAGATAAAACTAAATTAACTGACCTAGTAAATAATGATCCAGAATTAAATGCTTTTAAACAAGGGTTAATAACAACTGGAAGACAAGGTAAAGGATGGGTAACTCCTACTGAATATTGGGATGCTAGTACAATTATATCCGACTTGCATAATTTAACTGAAGGAGCCGGAAGGAAAAAATTCCTTGCTGAATTTATTGACAATGCTGAAAATATCTTTGGAAAATTTGAAAACGGTAAATTAGTAGGTCCTAACATGAATAAGGTTGAAGCTGTATACGGTACAAACGTAAGAGAGGCTTTAGAAGATTCAATATATAGAATGACAACTGGTAAAAACAGAAGTTTTGGAGCTGATAAAGAAACAACAGCTTGGAGCAACTGGGTGAATGGATCTACGGGAACTATTATGTTCTTAAACACTAGATCAGCCGCGTTGCAATTAATTGGTTCTATTAACTTTTTGAATTTAAGAGATAACAATCCTATAGCAGCAGGAAAAGCATTTGCTAATCAAAAACAATATTGGGAAGATTTTGCACGTATTTGGAATTCAGATAAAATGAAGGAAAGACGTGGTGGTTTAAAAGAAGATGTTGCAGCTGCTGAAATAGCTAATGCTGCTGCCGGTAGTAAGAATAAAGTTAATGCGGTTGTATCTTACTTATTAAAAATAGGTTATACTCCAACACAATTAGCGGATAGTTTTGCTATTGCCTCGGGTGGTTCTCCGTTTTATAGAAACAGAATTAAAAGTTATTTAAAGGAAGGACAAACACAAGCGGAAGCAGAAGCTAATGCATGGAGTGACTTTACTAAAGTATCGGATGAAACACAACAATCAGGAGACCCAAGAGATATATCAAAACAACAAGCAAGTGGCGCAGGAAGATTATTATTAACTTTCCAAAATACTGCAATGCAACAATCTCGTACTATTAAGAAATCTTTTTTAGATCTTAAAAACGGTAGAGGAGATGCTAAAACACATGTTGCAAAAATAACTTATTATCTAGCAATCCAAAATGCTTTGTTTGCGGGATTACAACAAGGTTTATTTGCTGTTATTTTTGATGATGATGACAAAGAATTAGATCCAGAAAAAGATAAAGCAAAAAAGAAAACTGTTAATGAAAGGCTAGTAAGCGTAGCTGATGGAGTATTAGATACTGTATTAAGAGGAACAGGATTTTTAGGAGGTATTGTAGCTACATTAAAAAACATGACCAAAAAATATCTTGATGAAAAAGATAAAGACTTTAAAGCTGACTACGCAAAAGTTATGTTAGAAGCTGCTAATATATCCCCGCCTATTGGATCTAAACTTAGAAAAGTATATACAGGTCTTCAGCAAACTAAATTTGAGAAAGATCTTATTGCTGAAAGAGGATGGGGAGTAATGCAAGATGGTAGAGTACATTTAGGTCCTATGTACAGTGCAACTGGTAAAATGGTTGAGGCAACAACAAATTTCCCAATGGATCGTTTGGTAAACAAAATTGAGAATGTATCCCAAGCGCTGAATTCTCAGAATCAAGCTTGGCAAAGAGTTGCGGTTGGAGCTGGATTTACCCCTTATTCGGTAGGTATAGAAGATACGCCTGGCGATAAAATAATAAGAGAGAAAGCAAAAGAGGTAAGAGCAATAGAAGGGAAAATAAAAGCAAAAGAAACTAGACAACGAACAAAGGATTCTATTAGAGCTTTACCAATGGAGGAAAGATTAAAATTAAAAAAAGAAGCTGCTTTAAAGAGAAGAGCCAATAAAATTGAGGAAAGAAAAAGAAAGCAAGCAATGAATAAATATTAATGGGAACAAATATAAATAGGCACCATACCTAACGTTCCATAACAAAAAAAGGGAAGCTCCTCGGCCTCCCTTTTTTTAATTTAATTAGGTATCTAATTTAATTTCTTCAGTTTCTTTAGCAGCTAAATTCTCTTTAGCTCTTTCGGTTAATGTTTTTATTGCTTCATCATAACCAGGCATTAATTTAACCGCCTCTAATGTACCAGCAGCTAACGTGGTTAAATGCTGTTGTTCATTCATAACCTGTTGGAGAATTCTTATTACAGCATCCAACTTATTTTTCATTTCTATTAAACTTTGTTCTTTCATTTTATTATTTTATAAAACATTACAAATACTTTTCTACTTTCTAAAAACTCATTTGGGTATTTACTATGAAAGTAATTACACGGATATGATAGCAATCTATTTTGCTTATGGCCTATTACAGACTTAAGATTCCATTTAGAGGGATCATTAGCATCGTTTATTAACAATTTATTAAATTCTTCAGTTGTTATATTTTTAAACTTATCGCCGTAATCTTTATGTTCCCAAAAAGCTGTGCCATTTAAATTAGGACAATTATCTTCTGATATATATAACACTAATGCTCTATCAGGTTGCTGGCCTTCTATTATTGAATCATTGTGTATTCTCCAATCATTATCTTGACCTTCTTTTGCTTCTCTAAAAAAACTTAATATAGGTTCTACAATGCCGGTTTCTATTTTAGATATTTTATCACAAACTATTTCAATAAATTTATCAGACGGCATTTTTACCCAAAAAGATTTTCCAGGAGTTTTTACTTCCTGGAAAACATTCTTATCATTGTTTAGACTTCTAATTATATTAATGTCTAAAAAATCATCTTCAATATATATCATACTACGTTATTTCACAGCCACTTGGTCCACAAGCAACTGACTCACTAAAGTTAGTGTTATCTTGGATTTCAATTACTTTTGATAGATCAACATCCTTTAATGTTGCCATCATCTGTTCGTATACTTCCTTAGTGCAATCCTCAAATGGTGTTTGCTTGTATGTACCGCCGTGATATGGTAAAACAGATAATCCATTATAGTAATCTTTATTTGCCCACATCCATTCCCCAATAATCTTCCACTCATCGTCTCTTACTGAAACTGTACATGAAACATTATGTGTGTTGTTACCTTTTGAATGTCCTTGCTTAACCCAATCCTTAGAAATTAATTTAACTCTTTCTAATAGATCTAATGTTGACTCGTGTCTTGTTATAGCACCGTCTGGAGCTTTCTGAGGTACAGAAATGACTGACTGTAATGTTGGATTAAAATATTCATCTTCAATCAATTCTGGATGATTTATTGCAAGATAAGAATAGATTGCTTCATTCTTACCTAAGCGCATGCGACGAATATAGAAATCATTGTGCCAAGCGTGAATCCCACTAGAAGTCCCAAGAACAAGACTAGTAGTCCCAGCCGGCTTGACGGCAGTAGTCCTTGCTGCTCTGTTGATGTTAAGCGCAGCAGAGATAACGTTATTTGTATCTTTAACCACTTGTGCAGCTTCCTCATAATTTAAAGTTAAGTTAGACTCTGATGCAATACCTGTCATTGATACACCAAGTAATGCGTCTTTTTCTGTATTCTTTCTCCATATATCTCGCAGATAATGGAAATCTGAATACGATGCTTGTAATGTTCCTAGGAATGATGCGGCTGATGCTCTTGCATTAAAATCTTCTTGGCTTTCAATATTAGCCATATTAATTTCTGTTAAGTTACAGAATTGATAAGGACGTAAAGCAATCTCACAGCAAGGATTAGTACCCCAATCTTTATCATTAGTAAGGTAAATTCCTGGCTCGCCCGATCCAGAAGCTTCAATACGTTCCCAAACTTTGTCAAATGTTTTCTTGTCAATCTTATGTCTTAAAAGTACTACTGAATTATTTGCTCTACCTCTTTGTGGATTTTCTTCCCACCAGTTTCCAGCTTTACAATTAAGCATTGCCGTACTATCAAGATCAAACAATGAAATCATTGCAGCGCGTCTAATACCACCGGCTAAAACAGCGTCGGCAATATGGCACATAATATCGTGGCACTCAATATCTGTTAATTTAGATCGATCTTCTTTTGTTCTAAGAATAGCTTCGATCTTTACTAATGCAATTCTTAATGGCTCTGGCCCTGGAGCTTTACCACCAGCAGTTACGAGTAATGCTCCTTTCTGTCTTATGTCAGATAGATCAAACTCAATATGAGAAGTCATTGCTCCTGTGTAGGATTTGAAGAGGGTTTTGACGGCGTCTGCCCATCCGATAATACTGTCTTGAACAACATACCTTTTCTTACGATCATAATTAGGTTTTCTAATCTCAGGTAATTTGTCAATTTGATGTTGTTGGACCGAATAGCCAACTCCAGTACCTCCAAGAAGTAAAAACATAGTCTCAGAAAAACTATGAATACTATCAACAGGTAAAAAAGCACAGTTATAAATGCGAGCATTATTAAGCTCAATAGCTTTCCCACCAAATTGCAGGCTTCGCATTGAAGGTAAAACCTTTTTATTGAATACAAAATTTTCATATACGGCTTCAATTGATTCTTTCATTGTAGGAAACTTGGCAACGTGCATTTCCATATTCCTTGTTACTAATTCATGCCAGGTCTCACGCCTTTCCTTGTTTGGCAAATACTTAGCATATTTAGTGTACACTGTTATATCACTTAAAATCTGCTTATCTAAAGTTAAACTCATATTTGGTTTTTAATTATTAATTATCTATTTCTAATGCAATATCTACAAATGGCAAATATAAAACATGCGTATTAAAATCCTTCTCCTCATAAGTTCTAAACCCGAATAATATTCCAGGATAAATACCTATTGTAATACTCCAATATCTTTCATTTGGCTCTTCTGGTACTTCTACTAATTTTGGTTTCTTTTTTGTCATTTGTTTTGGTTTTTAAAATTAATTCAACAGTAATATCACATTCCTTCTGAGATTGTGGTTTATATAGTGTCCTATTGTCACATGCTAAAGTCATCCAGTATTTAAACATTTTCCAGCGCAATGGGAAAGCATCATTTGCTCTACCTTTAGTTTCAATTATAAAACTATCACCAACAAAGTCTGGAGTGTATTTTAAATTCAATACTTTTTTATTACCTCTGTTTATAAAATCACCTTTACTATTAGCCTGTCTTTCTATACAGTCATTTAAGAATGTAAATGACGGTAGTAATTCAAATGTGTGTTTTTCATATTCAGCAGGTATTCCGGCGTCTTTTAATGCTTTGTACATGTATTTTTCTAACCCAGATTTAAAGGCGATACCATCATATGATACCACCTTAGAAGTTACTGGCCCTTTTTTTTTGCTAATTTTCCTCATTAGTCATTATCCTGTGGATGCAATAAATCAAAATGGCTTCTAGCATTATTTGAAATGTATCTAGCTTGAGTGTTTGTAGAATTATAAATAGGTTCGTCTATTGTAAAAGTGAAATGATCACCACGACCAAGCTTCGGCTCCGAAGATTTTTTCCGCTTCAGTTTCTTCTCTTTTTTTTTAGGTATGAATACAAACTCATCTATAACATCAATATCAGTTAATTCTTGTAGCAAAGCTTTTTCTTCACGTAGATCAGATATTTCTTCTTTTAAACGTTGAAGATATAATGTAGCATCCATTAATTCTTCTTGTAAATGATTAAGCCAAACATATACATCAGATCTATCATCTCGCATAGTCTTTCCATATTTAGCAAATCCAACATCAGAACGATCTACAAATTTATTTACTACTGATTGTACAACTGGATCTCTAAATTCAATTTCTTGTTTTCTCATATTATAGTGTTTGTTTTACAAATGTTCCGTTAATCATTGAGCCTTGTCTTGATTTAATTTCATTATAAGCTGATGCAATACAGTTTTCAATATTTAATCCTTCTAACGTGGCTAAATTAGTTAATACTACAACCATATCGCCAATTGCATCCATTAATTCTTTTTTATCATTCTTTAATATTGCTCTTGCTAACTCACCAGATTCTTCTTGAAGTTTTATAAATTGTGTTTTAGTATCGCCGTTTTTATATATGTTACGTTCACTAGCCCATTGCCTAATAAGATCATAAATATTAGATTGATCTACAATAGTTTCTTCTTGTTCAACGACTGGTTTATTTGTCTCTTCAAACAATACTTTATTATAAACATAACAAGCGGTATCTCTATACATTGATTCTCTTGCGTTTTTTAATATAGTTTCAATTAAACTTTTATCTACAGTATATTTAGCGTAGTTAGTTTCAAATGTTGTGCCAAGACCATTCATTAAATACGTCTTTAAGTTTTTGATTGGAACTGGAAAAGTTACTGTTTGTGCGGTTACATTGGTGTACATTTTTTTATTTGATTTAAATTGATTAATTGGACTGTTTTTTGCATCTGCATAAGAATTAAGATCATTCTTATATCCATAACGTTTTTGATAAACTTTTTCTAGTTCTTCTATAGCGTTTACATCTTCAGAAGATTCCAATATCTCAAATTCGCCAGGTTTATAGCCTTGTTGCTTAATAACTCTATTATATATATTACTTGTCATGCCTATCTTTTTACCAGGTATATGATATAAATAATACATTTTTTGATCTTTTTTTGATTTCATATTTTATTTTTAAGATTAAATGGCTACTTTTGCTGAAATTACTGGGCCATGTTTATAATTTAATAAAGTTAAAGCTCCGTTTTTGTAAAAGTACTGCGGTGACTGAAACGTTTCCTGATCAAGATACTTGTGTATAGCATCATGTTGATTGTTATAAACGTGAGCATCTACAATTTGTATGTCAATAAAGTTAGCTTGTAAAGCAACTTTGTCAGCAACATATAAAAGTATTTTTGAAAATAATGCTACATCATAAGGAATGCCTAAGAACATATCACCAGATCTTTGTACAACAAACATATTAAGATCTAATCCATCAACAAAGAATTGGAAATAAAGATAACAAGGAGGCAATGCCATTAGATTTGTTTGAGCTGGGTTCCATAAACTTATAATGTGTCTACGACTGTCTGGATCGTCAATTAAATTTTTGATAAGCATTTGCATCTGATCTATATTTTGATCATTAAAATTGCGCATTTGATGGCCATACACAGGGCCAAGATCGCCACTCTCATCCGCCCAAGCATCCCATATCTTTACATTAGCATCTCGGAATCTTTGTACATTGGTTTCGCCATTCATAAACCATTCGAATTCTGTATCAAAAGTTTTTTGAAACATTTTTCTACCAGTTAATAAAGGAAAACCTTCTTTAAGATCAATCCTTAGGTTAGCATTGAAAATAGAATTACAGCCCACCCCAGTACGGTCATTACGAGCAACCCCGCTAGCAAGACACTTATATAGTAATTCTTTGTATTGTGATTCATACTTTGTCATATTAAAATAATTGTTTATCGTTTGATTGTTGTTTTACTTTTACTACTTTCTTTTTATCTTCCAGCATTGGATTGATCTTTATATCTGTATTGTATTTGTTATAATAATAAAGATAGAATAAATACATTTGCTTCCATATATCAACTTTCTTATAAGTCTTAGGGCTTTTGTTTTCTTTACCATTCATTACAATGCAGACATACCATTCTAAAGTATTAAATGCTTTTGGTGATATATTAATTCCATTGTTAATACACCAACGTCTAGCAGCTTCCTCTGACTCACTTGCTGCATAGAATCCCATATCAATTTTACTTTTGTTATTAAAGCCACTACCCATTACTCCCAGGGCATTTTATCTTCATTAATATTTATTGGCTCATGAGGAATAAAACAACCAGATGCAGGATCCCATTTGAAATGGCATTCAGCGCCATTCTCTCCTAAGTTTTGAAACTTACATTTAAGCACTTTTACTTTAACAGTTTTATCCTCATAGTTTCTATGAACTAATAATCCGTGGTAGGATGCATCGTACCATTCACCACCGCCTTTAATGTTGTACATAGTAGGCTCTTCAATATTACCTTTTGAATCTTTGTACATTTTTGTAGGGTGAGCAACAACCATTACTAATACATCATACTTTTTAGCAAAGATTTCAATCTTACTTAAATATTCTAATGTGTAAACATTAACATCACCCGAAGCGTCGTTGTCTCTTACCTTGTTAAATGGATCAATAACTAAACATTTAATTCCTTTACGTTTAACTAGCTCAGCTCCTTTTCTAAGGACTGAATCTAAAGTGTAACGTTCCATATCAATAAAGAAATAATTGTCATTAACATGATCAGCTACTTGATTCCATTTGTCGCTATTAATATCAGCAACGGTGGGCATACCTTGCCAAGTCTTACGCATTAATTTATGAGCATGTAAATATGTGGGTGTATTCTCAGGAGATGCATATGCAGTCTTCCAACCATACTTTTCATTGTAACCAATGATCATTTGATCTACGAAATCAGATTTACCAGAAGATGGTATACCGGTAACAGTAATGAATTGACCAGTGTACGTAGAAAAAATACTGTCAAAATTATCCAAGCCAACTTGGAAACCGGGTTTGAAACCGTTTCTAACAAAATCAGTAACTTCATCTTCAATGTCTCTAAACGTTGTAACATTCTCAAGCGGAACTGGTTTAGCTCTTGAAATTCTTTGCGATAATGCTTCTTTTCCATATTTTAATAAGTATTCATTTGCATCTTTACATTCTTCAAACGATGCTAAGTAACAAATTTCAGATCCTAACCTTCTTACCAGCTCAGCCTGTAAAGCTTGCCCGGCAGAGTCGGAATCAACAGCAATAATGATTCTATCTTTATCATCAAAATAGTCAATACAGTTATCAAGATATTCCAAGTTATTTGTACCCAATGTAGCGCCATTTGGCACAGATATTGCATTAGTAATTCCAGCCTCATGTAATGCAAGGACATCCATTTCGCCTTCCACAATAACACAATATTCGAAACCAACAATACTATTAATATTATAAAATACTTTTTCAGCACCTTTATAAAGTTTAAAGTTTTTACGTCCATCTCTGTATTTTACATTTATAAGTTGATCGCCAACATAATAATTAAAGTTGATTACATTTTCTGTTTTACCTGTTTGAGGCATGAACTCTTGCCCTTCAGTTACATTAAGTTCATTTAATGTTTGTTCTGAAATACCACGTTTTGAAAACCAGTCAACAACTTTTGAACTTGGAGGAGTGTGTATAGCAACGTCAGGCCTAACGTATACTTTTTCACTTTTACCTTTGCGTTGGTATGTATGTAGTTGAAAAGTTTTATTACAGTTGTGACAAGTACCTATGCCTCGTTCCCAATCATAAGAAGCACACTTTGCTTTTTCATTTTTAGGTTTTCTGTCTGGCGAGCATAAGGGACAAACACCTTGAGACTTACCTTCTTCAAGCTTGTATTGATTGAATTGGTCAATCAAAAAACCATTTATCTCTGTCGTTTGCATTTATTAAATTTAATTTGTTACATATATATTATCAATAAACAATCGTGTTTAGATTGTAAGAGCTCACTACTATAGATAATTAAACCCCAACTTGTGGGGCTTAACTATTCTATAAATTTACAATATTAAAATGGTAGATCATCTTCTACTACTGCGGCCACTCTTTGTTGCGGGGCAGACTGCCCATCAGTTCTGGGTGCTGCAGCAACATTACTGCCATTCGTCCATACCACTTTAACATTTCCAAGATATGTTTTAGCTGCTTTAGATTCACGTTCTTCTTTTGATTGTTCTACTTGTATTGGTCCTTGATTTCCAAATTGATCTACTTCGTCATTCAATGTAATTGTAATGGGTAGATACTTTCCTTTCTTGCCGTCTATAATTTTGTGCTTAGGGATTTCGTTTAAATTGATACTCGCTTTAATGATTGATGCCATAATGTTCGTTGTTTGTTTAATTAAAGGGTTCTTGTTAATAAAAATTGTTGAGGGTCAAAGTCCTCGGTCTTGTAAAATAATTCGTATGCTTCGGCAGCTCTTTTAACTTTGTCTTCACCTGCTTGTAAGAACTTGTCTGAACAATCAAATATACCAATTTGATTTGTGCCTTTATCTATTGCAATGAAAATAAGATCATATCCGAATAGATTTTTGTAAATGTATGCTTGACTATCATAATTATATTTTCGTGCTGAATATGCAAAGTCTGCTATGTTAGAAGTTGTTTTAAGATCTATGATAAGACCTTCATCGTGGTTAACAATATCTGCTTTACCTTTCCACATCACGTTAAATAATTCTGTAATACCAGGTTTTTCGTATTCAACATTGAAACCTCGTATTAGATCTTTACAAATGTTATTGGCTAACATTGTATCCTTCATTAGTTCGATCTTGTCTGCCTCATGTTGCAGCAAACAAATTTCACCGCCAGATAATTCTTTATATACATTAGTATTCCTGGTTGTTGCTTTAATAATCTTGTACTTATCTAACTTATCAGGTTCCAAGATTGCTGTATGAAAATAACCACCAATAACAAAGTTTGGATTTGGAGGCTGAGGTTCATACAACAATAAAGGATTAGTAAGCAATGCAGATATGTTTGAGTTGCTTAAGAAGTTTTTACCAAAATCGCCATAATATTCTTGATCATCTTTTAATTTTTCTAGGATTTCTTCTTTAGTCATATTATAGTGATTCTAATATTTTAGAGGCTTCAGCATCTAGTTCATACTTCTTTTTGATTGTATCAATCGATCCACCTTTTGCCACAAAGTCTTTTGCTTTTTCAAACGCTGGATCACTTATAGTTAATGCAGACTTCTTGACTTCAGGCTCTGCTTTACCATGATCCGGATCTTGAGTATCATCGATTAAGAATAGATTACCTAATGCATACTTTTTACCATAACTTGATGCTGATCCAAACTTTTGAGGCATCTGCATTCCTTTTTGATCAAGGTCAACTCCAACGATCGCTACAGCGTGTATAGAGCCACTTGCATCGGAAATTGTCGCTGTAGACTTTAGTATAGGGAACAATTGATTTGATTCAATTAGTTCTTCCGTAACAATAACAGATACATTTAATTCCCATAAAAAAGGTTTTGTTGCCTCTAATATATCTTCTGCCGATCTAAAATTGTATTTCCCAAATGAATTAAATCTACTTTTTTTAGATTTAAATTTTGTTTGAATAGTAGCTAACTTTTCATTCAATGTTAATCCTGTTTCTTTTTTTTCTGCCATATATTTGATTTAATTGTTTAGTTTCTATATTAATATAATTACGTATTTTCTATTAATTTTACATTTAACTTATAGGTAATCAAGGACTTGGGAAGGTTCGGTGTTCTCAATTAGCTTTTTAATTGCTTGTTTTTTTATCTCCGAAATTCTTACATAAGCACTTGCTCCTTCAATTCCTAATTGATCTGCTATTTCATTGGCTGAGTATTTATCGCAATTTAATCCATAACTTAAAGTCAATACTTTGACTTCTTTATTGGTTAAATGCTTGGTTAATAATTTAGTTAAATATACATTCATTAAATCTATATTATAAGGTTCCGTTTGATCTGGAATTTGATATAACATATTATCATCGTCATCATCGTTGATTTGTTCATCGATGCTTAGGAATATGGAATTAAAAAACATTGCAACCATTGTATGGTCTTTGCCATTGTCTTTTCTAATTTCATTTAGTTTATGCTCCGGAAGTTTTATAGAGCCTCTATTGATGTCTATAGCCCTTCTAATTGAGCCCTTAATTCTTTTCGATAGAAATGACTTAATAGTTTTTTCTTGGTCATTAGAATCTCTTATTGTGTCCCATGTTATTTTATCAATAGCAAGTATTAATCCTATGGAACCATGCTGAATAAGGTCTGTAATATCAAGTACTCCGCAGGCTTGTGAGGTGGTAGAAAACTTCTTTGCGATATTTTCTACTAATGGTAGGAACTTAGCAATAAGTTTATCCCTGGGGTATGATTCAAAGTCATTATCCATACTATCTTTATTAGTTTGTTTAATGTCTTCTTTATACCTTATGTAGTTTTGCATGTTATAACTTTTCATAATCCTTTTTCTTTTTTATAAATTTCTAATAGTTCTTTTAAAGGCAATTCTGCTTGTGTTATCCACTCTGCAAACCCAATAGCAAATTCATCTGCTATTTTTACACATTCAATAGCTTCTGGACAATTTTCTCCTCCAGATAAATACCAATCAAACTTTTCTTCTATTGTCATAAGCTTTGGTTTAATAATTCTTTTTCTTTTTTTAATTCATTGCTCATATTGCGATGTATAGTTCTTGATGTACAATCAAAATACTCAGCTAATTTCTTAATTGTAATTTTTTGATTCAGATCATGAGTGTATAGCATCGCATCATAAATATCAGATTCAGTAACACGTTTAGTTTTGCCAATCATTTTTCCTACTATAGATAACTTTTCGCTTAAAGTTAATTTACAGTTATCCTTAAATATAATCTTACGAGTTTTATTATAAGGAGGTTCATCAAGATCTTTTAAAGATACATCATACATCATGCTCTGCAATAATTGTTCACTAACATTAAATGTTACAAAACCATTTTGCTTCTCACATATATGCCTAAC